TCAATAGCAGATAAATATACTAACTATGGACAATTAGAATTAATTGAAACTCAAACGCCTAGTGGAGTTAGTTCGGTTAGTTTTACTGACTTACAAATTGACAAGTATGATATATTTTTCTTAACTTATAATTTCCATACAGGTAGCCATGACGTTGGAATTTTTGGTAGGTTTGGTCAAGGAACTACTTATAGAGATAGTGGTAATGAATATGCAAATCAATATGGTAAATCTGACGGAACTTTTGCACAATACACTAGTACTTCAATGTGGGCGCACCAACACGGAAATCTTGGAACTATGGCAACTGATGAAGATGGGCTTGGTTTTACAGGTTATGCTTATTTATATAATATGGGCAATAGCAATCTTTATAGTGCCGTAACTTCCCACAGTTCTTATTCTGCAAGAACAGATAATGTTTATGCTTTTAACTATGGAAATGCTACTTATCCAGTTAGAGAAATGAATAACAGTTATACTATTTTTCCAAATACAGGTAATTTTACAGGGAACACAACAATGTATGGTGTTAGGGCGTATTCATAATGTCAAGTTTGCAATTTTTAAATAAAACAGAAATAACAAGTGGTGTAACTACTGTAAATGTAGATAATATTTTTTCTGCACAATATGATGTCTATATGATACAAATTACTGGACTTGTACAAAATTCTGATGTTTCAAATGATGTTGAGGGTATAAGGTTAATTGACAATAGTGGTGGTGTCATAAGTGCAAGTGAATATGAATGGGCTTTATCTATTCTTTATAGCTCAACAACTTTTTCTGATCAAGTAAGTACAAGTAGCGATAGATTTAGAATTGGTCTTTTAACTGATCAAGCTGCTGACGGTGTAGCTGGTGCAACATTTTATATTTACAATCCATATCAATCTGCTTACACTTTTGTAAATTCTCAAAGTTACGGTCATAATTCTAGTGATAATACAGCAGGTGGAAAAATGATAGGTGTTCATAAAGTTGAAGAAGTCATAAGGGGTTTTCAATTATACGAAAGTAATGCAGGTCGTCCATTTGGTGGTGGAGTAATAACAACTTATGGGTGTAAATAATGGGTGCTAAACTTTTAATCGATACAGTAACTGTATCTAGTGGGGTTTCTACAATTCAAGTTGGTGGTGCTAATTGGGATAATTCTTATAATGTTTATCAGGTCATTGTAAATGGTCTTAAAGTTGATACAGATAATGTTAATGTTTATTTACGTATTTTAGACAACTCTAATGCTGCAGTTACTGCAAGTGAGTATGATTGGGCAAGAAAAATTTTAAAATCTGACGCAAGTTTTTCAAGTGGTGGTGCTTCAAATCAAGATAGAGATTATTTTATAAATAACGATATAGGCACAGGCACAGGCGAAGTTGCTAATGGAATTCTGTATTTGTTTAATTTTAACGACGCTAATGAACGAAGTTTTTATACTACTGAAGAACACGAGTTGTCTGCTACTACTGATAATTTACAGGGCTTTGCTGGTGGTGGTTGTTTAACACAAACAGCTTTACACAAAGGCATTCAATTTAGTTTAGAAAGTGGTAACTTTACAGGTGGTTCTGTATCTCTGTACGGTTTACGTAAGTAGCGATTAATAGACTGTGCCATAAAATAAAATGTTAATATTTTAAATATGGCAACAAAAGATGAATTAAAAACAGAAGCTACGGCAGAAATAGAAGCTGCAAAGCCAATGAAAGCACAAGTAAATAACGAGGTTCGTGAATTTACAGACGCAGAGTATACTCAAGCTATTGAAGATTTAACTAATAGCAAATGGGATGCTCAACAATTTGGTTATATACAAGCTAGGCAAGAAGCATACGGTTCTGTACAAGATCAATTGGATATGCAGTACTGGGATGAAGTAAATACTACTACTGTTTGGAAAGATCACGTAGCTAAAGTCAAAGCTGATAATCCAAAACCTGAATAATTTAATATGATATAATTCTTGTTATGGATTTTTTAACAGGATTTTTAATAGGTTATTTTTTAAAAATAATTTTTACATATCTAAAAAAAATAAGTGAAAGTAATTTAAAGAACAATATGTATCTTAGCGAAGATTGGGATTGGATTTCACTTAAGGAAGATGACCTACCATAAATGACAAACAACAATGGCTACACACAGAAAGAATTACTTAACATGGTCATTGAACGACTTGATAGATTAGAAGAAAAGCTAGATGCAAAGCTAGATAAGGCAGAGTTTTATAAAGTACTTACATTACTTGTAGCATTAGGTGGAGTTGTTGCAGCGATTGTAATGTAATGGAAGATGACTTTGTTCTTCCAGAGGATATGTTTACAGACGATCCTACATTCATAGATATATCAAACGAATTTGATAATGATTGTGGAGATGCTTGTAAAATATGAAAAAGTTTTTTAATTTACTTGCAGTTTTATTATTAATAACTACACCTGTATTAGCTGATAATACTACTACAACTATTACAGAAGCATTTGATGAAAATGGTTGGACCTCTGTTATATCATACGATAGTGGTGGTGCAGAAAACTCTGTAACTAATCTTTATGATGGAACTTATTTATGTGATGGTTATTGTTTAGAGTACAACCGTAACTCTGGTAATGGATATGTTCTTAGATTATGGTGGGATAGAACAGACATAGAAACATTTGCCGTTGATCTTAGTGGTCTAAACAATGATTGGGATATTAAATATTTATACACAGACGATACAGATAGTGGATGGATAGTTAATACATTTACTGCTAATCAACCAGAAGAAAGTCCTGCCTGGGAAGATAACGAATTTACATATACTGAAACTTCTGGAAAATTTATTAAAGAAGTAAACTTAAATTTTTATTCTGATTATATGGGATTAGATAACATAGCTATTACTTATACAAATCCACCACCAACTACTACAACAACTACTACTACCACTACCACTACTACCACAACTACCACTACCATACCTCCAACAGAAGAAGAATTAAATTTTGCTGATACAGGTATATATGAAACTAATAGTGAACGTGCTAACAGGGAAGCTAATGAAGCTGAAGCTGCTCGTGTACAAGCTGCACAAGATTGGGAACGTGATAAAAATTTAGAAGAGACAGGTTATTGGGAATTAGATTCTGAACGTAGAGATAGAGAATCAAGAACATTTATTGTAGGTGATGAAGAAGTTGAGTATACTCAAACTGAAGTAGATGATGGTACTGTTGAAAGAGATTTAGAAAGGAAAGAAAATGAAGAGCTTTATGGTTGTTACATTACTGATGTTGCTTTGGAACGTGGTGATTGCGAAACTTATGAAGAAATTGTAGAAGAAGAAACTATAATAATTATTTATGAAGAAGAATACAATACCGAAGAAGAGTTTCTTGATGATGATGATATGGTATACGACCTGGAGTATGAAGATGAAGATGAAGATATTATTGAGCTTACTGAAGAAGAAATTATTGAGCTTGAAAAACAAATGGAAATTGAAGCGAAAGAACTTGAGTTACTTGAAGAAGAAATATTTGTAGAATTAGAATTAGAAGAATTATCTGAAGAAGAACTAGAAGAATTTATAGAAGTTATACTAGAACTAGAAGAGTATATAGAAGAACTTGATGAGATTGAACTTACAGAAGTTGTTATTGAAAATATACCTGAAGAAATTATAATAATTATAGAGGAAGAAGAGGTTATAGAAGATGATATTGATGTGGTGGAAATTGAAGAGATTGTCGAAGAAGTTTTGGTTGAGCCAATACAGGAAGATGTTGAGGAAAGACCAGTTGAGGATCTTACAGAAGAAGAAGTAGCTGAAGAAGTTGCAGAGATAGAAGAAGTTATAGAGATAGAGATAAAGATAGCATCTGAAGAAGATATAGAGGAATTTACAGAAGAGGAGTTAGAAGAATATGAAGAAGCAAAAGAAGAAGCTATACAAGAGTATGTACAAGACCTTACCGAAGAACAAGTTGTTGAGGTCCTAACAGAAGTAAATGATGTTGGTGTACAGAATTTAGACCAGGTATCAGAAGAAGTACAAGAAGTTGTACAAGCAGTAGTAGAAGAAGCTATAGAAAATGTTGAAGAACTTACGGAAGAACAAGTTGAAGTTGTTGCTGAAGTATTACAAGTTGAAACTGAAGATGTTGCTATCGTTGCAGAAGCAATTAAATCAGATGAAGTAGTAGCTGAAGCAGTAGAAGAGTATGTAGAAAGAGCTGTAGACAATACAGATATAGAAGATTATACCTTAGCAGACGTAGTTGTTGAGGTTCAAATAGAGTCATTTATTGAAGATCCAATAGGTACTTTGGTAGATGTCGATTTATCTAATGTGGTAATATCTAATATAGGTAAAGATATGACACAAGATCAACGTGAAAAAGCACAAGAAGTTGTAGTTCCAGTAATTATTGCTAGGATTGCAAGTTTAGTTGGGTTAGCAATGAGGAGATTCTAATGCCACATGCAAATAGAAAAGCATCTATGTTAAAAAAACACGGATTAAAAGGTGTCAATAAACCTAAGAGAACTCCAAAGCATGGTAGTAAATCACATGTTGTGCTTGCACAAGAGGGACATAAAATAAAATTAATTAGATTTGGACAACAAGGTGTATCTGGAGATAAAGGTAATACTGCTAGGTCAAAATCTTTTAAAGCAAGACACAAAAAAAATATTAAGAAAGGTAAAATGTCAGCAGCATTTTGGGCAAACAAAACTAAATGGTAAAAAAAATAACATCCTGGATTATTTCAATTATAAAAGAAACTTTAAATTTAAGTTGGACTCTTGTTGGTTTGGTAATTGCAACACTAACATTAACAGGAACCGCACAACAAGTTACAGGATTAGCAACAGTTACTACTCTAGTTATATGGTTGCTTACTATGAATTTTAGAAAAGATAAACCAGAAGATAATAAGAGAAAGGCAAGTAGATAATGGATTGTTGTGGTAACGGTTGTTGCGGAGGAAAGTAATGTGCATGGTTACATCTAAAGAAGATGGATCATTTGTACAAATATGCAATTGTTTACACGGTAGTGAACATTGCCAGGAGATAAAATGAAATTACAAGTATTAAGATTTAGTTCAGAACCAGATAGTACATCAGGTATATTAATGGATGTTACTAATGCTATGAATAAAAAGTTTTTAGCGTACACAATAGAAGATGAGTATAGAGAGGACAAGATCAGAGGTGAAACGAGAATACCTGCTGGTACTTATCCAGTTGTGTTAAGAGCAGAGGGTGGATTTTATTCACGTTATGTTAAATCGTATGGAGAAGAGTTTCATGGTGCAGGTATGTTATGGATTAAAGATGTGCCTGGATTTGAGTGGATCTTGATTCATAAAGGTAATGACGAATCAGCAACCATGGGTTGTTTAATTTTAGGAAATTCACAAGAGAGTAACATTGTGAAACCAAAGGGTTGGGTAGGCAGTTCAGGTTCTAATTACGCAACTACCTATCCTTATATAAGAGATGCATTAGTTAAAGGAGAGAAAGTAACAATACAATATGTTGATTATGATACTCAAGCTAATCCATTTACTAAGTTAAAAAGAAAAGCTAAAGCACCAGCGAAAAAAGTTACCAAAGTATATGAACCAAGGAAAGGATGGTGGAACTAATGCCTAACATGCCAGGTAAGAAGAAGAAAAGATATTCTTCAAAGCGCAAGAAAAAAGCAACTAGATACTAGGATTTATATAAACATAAATTGTCCTGGTTGTGAACGTCCTTTGATTTATAAAGGTAATAATTTTGTGTGTTTAAATAGGGAGTGTAGGCATTTTAATAAAAACCAATTTTCTACTAATAAAAACTAGAAATGTCATATATGTATAGTATAATTTAATTATGAGTTTATTTGAAAAAAGTAAAAGAGCAAGAAACCAGGACGGTACGTTTAAGAAAGACGTATGGTGGACTCCATGGTCAGATACATGGGAGTATAAATTGAGTGAAGATCTCAAAGATATGTTAGAGCGAACAGCTTGGACATTCATTGAAGCGTTTATAGGTGCATTAACAGTTGCTCCATTAGTTGGTGTAGAAGCTGAAACAATTCAGTTAGCTGCTTTAGCTGGTGGTGGTGCTGCACTTGCAGTCATTAAGACATACGCTAAAAAACAAATAACAAAATAGATTACTTAAGAAAGGTGGTTTCTATTGAGTAATAAAAAACCTCAAAGTAAGATGCAGGAACTTACTAAGAGTCAGCAGGACGTATCACACAATACTAAAGCTCCAATACCTACTCATCCGCAAGGATGGGAACCAGGTGTTAGCTTTACACACGGTAATAAAAAAGGAACTATAACTTCCAGACCAACTACTAATGCAAGTCCTAAGTTTGAAGACTTATTAAGAGACTGGGGATTTGATCCTAAGCATTACACAATATTACAAAATACGTTGCAAGTCAGGACCTGGGATATGAATATGGGTTCAGGAAATGTACAACAAGCATGGTATTATCGTGCAACTATCGTTGCTAATGACTTAGCTTTATCTGATAAAGATTATGACAGACTTTTAAGTTGGATAAAGTCTCACAAAAGAAAACCAAAACCAAAAGTTACAAGACCTAACAGGTCTTTTTTTGTAGCCATATCTGATTTACAATTAGGTAAACGTGATGGCGGTGGGACAGAAGCTATCATAGAAAGATTCTTAGACAAAATAGATAAAGTAAAAGAACGATATGAATTTTTACGTAAAGCAGGCATGGAGTTTGATCAACTTACAATCGTAGGATTAGGTGATATTGTTGAGGGGTGTGTAGGATTTTATCCCGATCAAACTTTTTCAGTCGAATTGGATAATAGATCTCAAATAAAAGTAGCACGTAAGTTGATAGCTAAAGCCATAGTAGAGTGGTCTAAAGATTTTGATCTTGTAGTTGTCGGTGCAGTCCCAGGTAATCATGGAGCCAAACGAGTATCTAAAGGTGTAGCACCTACTGGTGAGATGGACAATTCAGACTTAGAAGTTTTTGAACAGCTTGGTGAAATCTTTGCACAGAACGAAACATACAATCATGTTAAATTTATTATTCCTGATGAACCACATTTAACTTTTAATATTTGTGGTACTGTTTGTAGCTTTACTCATGGTCATGCTATTGGTGGCGGGGAGGTAAGCCCAGAAGTTAAAGTTATGAACTGGTGGAAAAATCAAGCATTTGGGTGGCAACATCCAGGGGATTCTAAGTTGTTAATATCAGGTCATTACCATCATTACATTCATAAAACAGATCCACGTAGTTGGTTTCAAGTTCCAAGTTTAGATGAGTCTACATGGTTTAAACATCAGACAGGTAAGAGTACACAGCAGGGTGTGTTTACATTAGTTATAGAGGGAACAGAAAGAGGGTATTCAAATGCAGAAGTCGTCTAATTTATTTGGAGATGAAGAACAATTAAAACAATGGTGTATAAATTTACATAACTCTTTAGGTGGATTTGAAGTAACTAAAACAATTACATTATCAAAAAAAAATATATCAAAAGTTAAATTATTATGTGAACAATTTGTGTTGGAATGGAATACAAATATGCTTGCAGCAATTAAAAGTGCAGAGGAGGAAGAGTGAAAATAAAAATAATAGTTTCTAATGGTGGTGAATTTAAAGACATAGATTTTATAGATGCTCCTATGCACATACCTATGGATGTAGAAGTAGTACAAGAAGAAGAATAATGGGTGGTTGGTTGCCATGTTTCAAATGTAATAATTATTATCACACACACAATGGTGGTGCTTATATAAATGATGAAAGTTATTGTGAAGATTGTGCATGTGAAATTGAAGCACACTTTGAAATGAGAGAAGAAGAATGATTAACAAAAAAAGTGATCTATTGCTAGACCACTTTTCTGTTCGTTTGTTATTGAGGTACGGAGGTACATCTTTGAAACGATATAAAATTATAACATACTTTTCTTTAATACTTGCATTTTTTTTATATTTTTTTAAAATAATATTATGAATAAAAAACAAGTATCAATAATGTTTACTGATACAAGTGTAAGAGATTACATTGTAACTGCTGACAGCATAGAAGAATGTGAAAAAATATTTGATATGATTTGGTTGCATAAAGAACAAAGCATAAAAGATTTATGTTTTCAACATAATGTAAATGCTAAAACAAAGTTATGGGTACACTACGAAATGAATGATAAAATCATAGCTTCGTATGATGATGAACCTATGAGGTTAGATATACAGGAGGACGAATAATGGACGATAAGAAATACAAAGCATTAACTAAAACATTTAGTAAGAATGAAATACTTGATGCACCTAAAGGTAAGTTTGGGAAGTACGTACCGCATCATTTAATAACTAAAAGATTAAATGAAGTAATGCATGATGGATGGACCTTTGAAATTTTAAGAGAAATAAAAGATAAAAATGGAAGATGCTCTGGAGTTGTAGCAAGAATGACAATTGATGGATTAGGTTTTAGAGATGAAATTGGAGACACAAATACACAACAAGATAGTAGAAATACAGACTCTGAATTAATTAAGTTAGCTACATCAGATGCAATTAAAAGATGCGCCATGAGATTTGGCATTGGTTTACACCTATGGACAGGAGATGTACCAGAGGAAGAAGCGTGGAGTGGTTCAACTGCACAACAGCAACCGACAGGTACTGAATCGGAGGAGGTAGAAACTAAATCTGCACCAGTTGCAGAGCAGACACAGACACCACCTCCTGATTCAGTAAATGATACAGGTAATCAATTAGAAAACACTAAACAAATAATTGCATACATAAAAAATACATTGTTATTTACTTATGGATTAGACAAAGAAGCTGAACATAAAGTTATTAAACATTTAGTAGAGTTCGGTAAACAAAGAATGTTAAAGAATGATATATCTGTAGAACAATTTTCTAGTGGTGAGATAGACACATTGCTTGATAAGATTGCTTTGTATTTTGAAAAGAATGGAAAGCAAATAATTACAACACATACTGATGAACATTTATCTGCGTTGTCTGAAGCAGGTATAAGTGCAACAGTAATAGAAGAACAGGAGGATGAGATGACAGAAATACCTGACGGTAAATGGAAAGAAGATCCAATGACAGAGGCACAAGCAAACTTTATGCTTAATACTTTGATACCAGAATGTATTGATGCAGGTCAAGATGCTATCGCACAAGAAGCTAAGACAAAAGTTCAAGGCGGAGAGCTATCTAAAGGACAAGCATCTGATTTAATTACAAAGCTCAAAGAATCTAAAGCTAAGTAATTGGATTACAAAGAAATAATTCGTGGCATTTTATCTGATGGCAATTGGCATTGTATTAATTCTATTATTCTTGAGACAGGTACGTCAGCAAGGAATAGAATTAGTGAAATGAATATTGCCTCAGAAAAAGAAACAGGAAACAAAATGATTGATGGTGAACCTTGTGATATAGATGGTCATAATCACAGGTCGAGAGTATTTAAGTACCGTAATGTACAACATGAAGAAAAAGAATACATGATGCAAACCTTTGATGACTTGATTGCGTTAGATTTATGAAAGATGTAATTAAATCTAAAGGTGCTATTGCAGTATATGATTTACTTGTGTCGTGCGCTATTTTAGAAAGTGCTACATCACTAAAAGAAATTGATCCTGGAGATAGTATCTCTTGGATTCCTGATGGTGGATTTGATAATGAAACTACATTTTTAATGAGTGATTTTGATATGCCTACAAGCGATTGTCCACATTGGGGTGGTATGCACATGGGATATGTAAACACTAAAGGTTATGGTACTTTAGAGATACTATTAGACTTTAATGATTTGTTTGTATTTAATTATACAAAGCAAGGTGTCCAACTAGATTATGGTAGAGCATTCTATGATTCTATGAATGGTTGGTTAATGGAGACAGCATCTATATTAAACAGCAGCAAGTCATTAAAGAAAAAAAGAATGACCATTAAGAAAGAGTATAAAAATAAAACATACAAAAATGATATAAGTTTTTATACAGAATAAGATACAAAGGCAGTCGGAAAGTATGAATGAACAAACCAAAACAACAGGGTACGAGGTTAGAAACTTTCGTAGCGAAATTGCTAGGAGGAGAAAGATTACCAGAGGGAGGTAAGTACGATAGGGGAGATGTGGTTTTTAAATGGAACGGCATTGAGTTCTTTGTCGAATGCAAAGCCAGACAATCCTTAAACGTAACAAGAGAACTAGCTAAAGCAATTAAAAAATCTAAATCAGATTTTACTGCACTTATATGGAAACGATTAGTTAAAACAGATAAAAACAAAAGGCAACCAGATGGTGTACCTATTGTAGTATGTTTACCATTGGAAACTTTTTGTGAAATAATTGAGTCCAGGAAAGGTAATGAATTTTTTGACGAACCATTTTGGAAAACGGTACCTACCTCATGACATGTGTCGTGCGATAAATTTAAAACACATGTGTCGTGCGTGATATAGATAAAGATATAGATATTCAGGCGAGGAAGATCGCTTTACAATTAC